GCACGTCCAACTGTTGCTGCCTGTGCCTCCTGTCCTGGTGTATAAGGCTTTGCTGTAGATAAGGCTTGTTCGGCTTGATCTAGTTGCGGCTTAAGTGCTTGTTGTTGTCTCAGTGCATCATTGTACTGATTCTGCAATTGTGCGATCTGTTGCGCATTGCCGCCGCCATAGGTCATGCTTTTTAACTGCGTCATGATCTGCTCGGCTTTCGTTCCGGCTTGCTGGTACTGGCCAAGCACAGCATTTCTCGCTTGTTGCATTTGAGTAAGCTGTTCAGGTGAGGTTCCGCTTGCCGCTACCGCTTCCCGTGCTGGGGTGCCGTAAGTTTCGCCAAGGATGTTAGACGAGGTATCATATCCAGATGTAAGTTCTGGCCGCGCTACCTTGTAAGCATCCTGAGCTAAGCGATTTGCTTCTTCAACGGCCCTTAGTCTCTGATTATAGGCTTCTTGCGCTATCGCAAGTCTTTCCTTATTCGCCGCCTCGTATGCTGCACCTTGCGCACCTGCTGCTGATTTTGAGCCCTGAGAGCCAATCAATCCACCAGCCACTGACCCCAATACGCCTATTGTTGTGGCTGTTATTGCGCCAAAATACATTGGGCATCCTGTTATTATCCACGTTAATAATTTTAACATGATCTAATCCTTCTCTGATAAATCATCTGCTGTTTGTTGTTAGGCATATCATATAATTCGCTCGCATCAATCGCGCTAAATGTATTTATAATCTCTTCCAAGTCACGACTGTTAGTTGGGTTAGGAATAAAGCCATAAAATAAACAATCTGTATGCGCATACAGGGCGTTTTTTGTCCCTACAACATTCTTTAATAAAATTGGAGCAGCAACTTCTTTTGTATTATCTCCTTCTACCATTGTCATGCTTCCCGACACCATCAACCAAAAACACTCTATCTTATATATAGTTCCAGTCACTATGGTTCCTGCTGGCATAAAAAATTCCCTACAAGTAATATTTAATAAAGCATCATCATTATTTGTAAAGTGATGCCTTGCTGGGCAATAAGTTGGAGCAGCATTTTCTATCAAAAAGTCCTCTATCTTCTGGACTCTTGCCTTTTGAATAATTAGACTACGCTTTGCCTTGCGTTCCTTTTTAGTTATTTTCATACCGGCAACCCCGTTGCGTCTATCCAGACCGTAGGATTTACGCTTTCGAGCCAGATAGGTTTTCCAAGCGTTTCGTCAAGATAAAAGTCACCAATGTTAATATTGCTTGTTGGCCTTTGTGCCGTGGTTCCGTGCTTAGGTGTTTGCTGATTCCAAAGCTGCGTAAACCAGTCCGTCCACGATCTTGTTAGACCGCCTGTTCTATCAGCAATTAATGCGCCGAAAGGAGGCTTTATCATATGTATGCTCCCATCAAAACAAATTTAACTGGGTCTGAAACGCTTAACTTAAACACCCAATCCCTGGCTTGTCCAAGTCTTGTATAGATTACCCGTTGATTATACTCTCCTATCTTGCCGATAGAGGCATATCTTGTAGTTATTGGTATGTGTCCATGATCTTTATAAATAGTAAGTATAAGTTGAGGGTTTAATCCTTGTCCCGAACCCGTACCTGTACCATTTTCAACATCAACCCACATCTTACCAAAAGACATCCGTTCACCGTTTTTAAATACATGCTGGCTTGTGATCTCCGAAAGTAAAGTCTCTCCGTTATCATCGTAAACATCGCCATCAAGCGTGTATATGTTGCCGTTAGCGTAATCGGATACCAACAACTTCCCATTGAATATAAGCCCATCCTCCGCTCTGTGCCGGTCTATGCTATAGCCTTTTACCTGACTCCAAGCATTCATTGAGCCATCATAAAGCCATGAGCTTTGAGCAAAATTAAGCTGATAAAAAGGATGTCCATTGTGCATGTAAGCAAAAGCTGTTGCTGCTGCCAACTCCGAATTGGTGTACTGGTTCATGATATTTTCTAAATCATGTGTGCTTATTCTCACGGGAGAATAGCCATCTAACCGGATAACTTGTACCTCGCCCATTCGATTACGGCCAAGCCATATCATTGAGTTATCATACTTTCTTACAGTTTCACGTGCCGCCAAACCCCACTCTATAGCACTCCCGGCTTTAAGAAACGGAAAGTCAACCGCGTCCACGCCAACCCATATTTCAGTTGTAGACTCTCCAAACAGTATCAGTTCACCGTGATCAGCAACTAACGCAACAAGATTATCAGGGCTTGATTCGGCACTTGCAACTTCGGAAGCATCCCACGTCATACCGTCATAACTTGCTGAAACCTGAAATGTACCAGTATTTGGATTGTTTACTATAAAGAAACTATTAAGAAAAGTGACTGTACTCCCTCCAAGAAACCCTGCAGACACTATCTGTGCAAATGTTGTTGTCCCGTAATTATAGGTATAGCCGTCTGTACCATCAACAAGTATCAGCTCAAGTCCGTTAGACGACATACTGACCGGCCCGGTAACTGTTGCTATTGTACCTTTTAAAGTTACCACATAACTTGACGACACTTCATAAAACGAATTACCAGACACCACATAAAAAACAGAACCTACCGCGAACCATCCTCTAACCTTGGCGAATATATCCATTATCAGCATTAGCCCTGGTGTACGATAAGCTACAATGTTTGTCTTGTCGCCATCAACCGTTTTTTCGAGATACATATTGACTCTACTCTGCGCCGTTACGTTTGCGCTGCGTGATTGTATGCCTAGGCCAAATAGTGGGATAGGGTTCATTTTTTTATCTCGCAAGCATATAACCAATCTTGGATTTTTTCAGAATCATTAAATCTTGTTACACGGTATTCGCACCCGCCGTCAGTTAAAAGTATTCCTGTTATTACTCCTCTTATTTCATCGTCCATTACCATATAAACTGTATCGCCTATATCGAATACTATTGAATTTATATTCATTTCTTCTAGCCCTCGCTCTATCTATTGCTGTATTATTTGGCGGCAATCCAAGGCCGCCCTCACTAACTGGTAAAGAAGCGTTCTTTTGCGCTATTTCATGCGCCATGCTAAATTCTGTTTCAGGTAGCCCAGTCAATTCACTTTTTTTTGAATATTCCTTCCGGTCTATAGCCATCATCAATGTATCCCCTCATGCGTACATCCTGAGTTGGCACGTTACTAGGTATGTTTCTTCCTTGGTTTGTTGCGTCAAGACCGGATTTCCACTTTTGTCCTACAGGTACATCGTATCTTGAGCCTCGGCTTGTCATAGTTCCAAGAGTACCACCTGCACTTCTTGGCGCCATAGGCATTGAGCCAAGCTGCGCCATGCCAGCAACGTTTAATCCAGCTTGCGCTTGAGATTCAGTGCTCGGCCCCATCTGATACATACTACCTTCATCCTGCATTGCCGGGTTAGGCATTCCGGATGCTGTCTGTATGTTCTGACTAAGCCATTCTAAGGCTTTTTCAATACCCATCATTGGATGATGGATGGTCGAACCGATAACGCTATCATTAGGCCCGAAATTAGTTCTATCACCTATCTTGCTTTGTAGCGTACCTTTCATTGCATCCCAAGCGGTACTAATGCCAGGATTGCGCTTATCACCCATCATCAAGCCAGATAGAGCGTTAGCACCAGTCTTTAATTCTTGTTTGTTTGGTATTACGTTAGGCATTGTTACCTCACAAATCCACTATAAAAATCAGCCCGTCTGTTGATCAATCCAGTCCTTGGCGTAGTGGTTAATTCCTTGACAACCACGTTAGCTCTTTGCAGTTGCCTAAGTGATGTTTTAGCCAGATTATCTAACTCTGGTGTCAGCCTCGTTCCCATCATTGCTATCAGGATTTTGGCAAGATTAAAACGCACTGGCATTTCATAAAGTATGTCTAAGCTAAAGCTATCGGGAGCCAAGGCATAATTAGGCAACTCAACATCGAGTCCAAGGTGCATGGTGCCACTGGATGGCTGCGGGTAAATGTAGATTGTACCGTTAGGATGTGTGGCGGAATAATAGATAGCATCTGGCAGTGCCAGGACAGTCGTGCTAGAGATTGCCTCGAAGTCCTCACGGTTATTAATGATCTCGAGCATCGGGTATTTAACTCCGATTTGCTCAAGAAAAGCATAGTTAATGCGCTTAGGAGTAGCAGAGGTTATGTCCGCACCAGTGGGCCCAATAGTGTAGCTTGCCGCACCCGTAGCCGTGAATGTTGCCTCAGTAGTGGCATAGGTGTAAATATTGCTGGCTTGCCACATGCCAAACATTTGATTTAATGTAGTCAACGAATCAGCCATTAAAGCTGCTGAGGGTGTCTCCGTTTCATCTATGATTTGAGCGTCTTTTAGGGCAAGCGTTATGATGTCAGCTACCGTGGACATGTTAGCCTACCTTAAAAGGTCTACCGCGCTTAGGAGCCATTTCTGCTCTAATCTCGGCCTCAACCTCTGCTCTGATTTCAGCTTCAATCATTTCTTTTGTTTTTACCAGTTCCCAGCCATTGGCAATAAACTTGTGCTGCCATTCAGCATCAATTTCTTTCGCGCCGTGTATAGGATGTGCCATTAACATAATGTTACCTTTAAAAAAGCCTCCCGGTTAAAGGAGGCAAAGAGGTGGATAATTAAGATGTTGCAAAAGGTGTCAGTGCAGTTCCAGCTTCTTGCAGGTATCCAGATATTGCCCATTGCGTCAAGCTAATTGCTGTGACTCTAAACGAGCCGCCCAATAAGCGTCCAGTAGCGTCAGACGTTGCAGCCAATGACACAATAGTCGAGCCATCAGCGTCAAAGATGTCTCCGGACGTGGCAATTGTTTTATCAAATAGTACAATAGAGCCCAACAAAAACTCTGTTGATACGCCTGTAATAACTTTGTACGTGCCGGTTCCGACCACGCTAACGAAGAAGTCAAAATACATGCCAAGTTGCTCAGTTCTGTCGATAGTTGGTAGGGTGTAAGTCACGCCTGCGGCCAAATCGAAGAAACACAATGCACCAGCTTCCTTGGCGGTTAGTGTACGTGTTGCCACTGCATCTGCAATGAGTTTTTGTGATGCTCCGACAAATTGAGATTGTTTAGAGCCCTTTCTTGCAATTTGATTAAAATTCGCGTCTGATGTGGTTGTTGCTGCCATTTTCTTCACCTATTGTGTTTGTAGTTGTAAGTTGTATTGCCCATGCTCATAACATGGGCATATTATAAAAATTATGCGTTAGCCGCGCCGATCATTCTGCAGCCCCATTCTTGTCTCAAAGCCGCAAATCCGTAGAGAATATCAATACGAAGAATGCGCTTGTAGTTGATACCATCTCCAAAAATACAGCAAGACATTGAAAGACCATCATGATTAACGTTCTTAAACGCTTTTGCATCTTCAAAAATTGGCTCAAGATCGGCTGTGACGAATTGATACGCTTTAGGATGAAACATCAATGAGTTTACATAACTGGTTGAAGCCAATCCGTGGAAAGTCATGACAGCTGCGTTAAAGCTTGCTGCTGTTAAAGCTGCACCATTAGCAGCTACGCAATTTTTACGTGGGCCGTCAAAATAAATGGCAGGACTGATAACAGATGCACCAGCTGTAGCGCCGCCGCTTTCCAAGGTCCATGTCTTGAGATGTGGATAAGCTTGCTTGGTTTCGGGATGGCAATCATAAACGCCGGCAATTGTAAACGTGGAACCCAAAGTAACTTGAGCAGCTGTCAGTGTATGAAAGTCAAGCGCACCTGAACCATTAACAACCAAAGCCGCAGCATCGGTTGAAATTGTAACGTCTGAACCGTTGGTATGAGTGTACATCTTCTCATTTTCAAACCACTCGGCCATTGCGTTACGACCGACACGACCTTCTTTATATTGGCGCTCGATTTCTGCAGCAGGATGAAAGAATGAATCCCTACCGGCAACCATCGAAGCCATAACTGTTGAGGTTGTCATTGCAATACGTTTGTCCATCGGGGCAATGTT